TCAGTGGCCACACGGGGGGGTTCTAAATGTCCTTGAACCCTAGAAGGTCTTCCTCGACTTGCGTTTACGTCGAGGCAGGTGAGGAACACGGGTATCAATCCGTGCCCAAGTCACGGGGGTGTGCATACGCACTGCCCACCATGCGAGGTCGTGATCAACGACCTCACCTGAGCCCGTTATCCATGGACCTGTGTTGGTCCAATGGTAAACATGACGCTTCTTAAATCGAATGGACTTTTTCAAGCTGACCGGAATCTTTACGACTTCCGGAGGAGGATACCCCGTTGTAGCTTCTATCCGATCGGCCAGGGTTCGCGCCTTCTTTGGCGAAAACTTTCTGACCGACTTCAAGTAAAGCAGCGGAACCAGCCTCTGTTGCTCGGGGATCTGCACCAATCGAGATTCGATGTACAATCCTGTCATCGAGTATCCCTCAAAGTGTTTGATCCCAGTCCCCAGGGGGCACTTTCGCACCTCCCGGTAAACCGCCGGCAAGGCCTCATCCCAGTCCAGGATGAGCCCGGTGTCAGCCTCCCCGAATGGTACGGCACAAAGCCGTATTTCCTCGTGGAGGTGAGAGACGACCCATGACCATAAAGGTTGGAGTCGCCCGTCTAATCCGTAGCAATTAAAGCGCGACCAGCGCTTGATGTTGTTTGCTAGCAGGATTATCTGATCCGGTGTCCTAAGGACCTCGTCAACGTAGAAGGGAGTCACGTCCAATCCGTCGAGATAGTGCTTTCCGCACGACTCTCGAAAGAGTGGGCCGGTCGTGGTCGAAAAGGATTTCGCCTTGTTCAACCTAAAGCCGCAGTACTGGAAAACTTCCTCCAGCAATGGAACGGCCTCAACGGGGAGTATGATATCGTCCCCATAAACCGACACATCCGTTCGGATTCCAAGGTCCTCACAAGTCGCGTGAGCGAGTGCCCAAAATACTAGGGTCTCTAACTCAAACGTATAGCCGTTCCCCATCGCGGAGAACAGCTCGTACTCGTGAGGGATTCCATCAATCAGACAGTGCGTAACCCGGAGGGTATCCATAATAGAATACCAGGTCGGATCGAACGTGCCTTCAACGTGATCGCCAAGCATCCGCCACACTAACGTTCTAGTGACGGATTGGCTAGCGGATCTTACGTCTATGGTCGCGTCTCGCCCATCGATGCTGGCTTGGAGAGCCAGTCTTTGATTGATAGATTGGTCGTTGATGTTGATACCGGCGAGGTACAATTTAGACCTCATGGCGGCCCCAACCCCTAATTGAAGGGTGACATTCATGTCAGGGCCAATGCCAATACCACGACCAGTGCTGCAGTTCTTGGGCACCACAGCGAACTTGTCTGCGTTCTGGACCGCGAAAATCGGGTCAGATGAACGGCCTGAATCCGTTAGATTCCAGTACCACAAAGGTGCTAGTCTAACGTACTCGTGGGCCAAATTCCACGCGGACGAAGAGCAATCGGGCTTACCGTAGAGCTTTCCTACCACAGTCGCTTTAAGTCGACTGAGTGAAGTTGTTGCTCCCGGTCCGAAACGTGCGCCCTCGACAAACTGGTCCCAAGGGAAACGCCCCAACAGTTGTACAGCTTTCCGTGAAGCCGCAGAAAATATGCGACTTACGCGTGGGTTTTCCACGTTGTACTTCCAAAGGCGTTCGTTGGTCTCAGCATTAAGCCGCTCGTCCTCCAGGAAGGAGGAGATGGCGGCCTCGCGAGTGTCTACCCCGATGTCAAATCCGGGGTATTTCCTTAAAACCTCCTTGAGGAGGTAATGGTCCCGGAACCCAGAATCTAGGGTTGGGAACGGCCGGTCCACGATATCTCGAGGCTTTGGAGATACTTCATTGATCTCCAAACAAGATGCCAAGAGCTCGAAGAACTGGCTAGGATTGACAGGCACACAAGAAGGACGATAACCGTCACGACTTTTCCCCATGAGAAGGATCTCCACTTAGGGCTAACTGAACGAGGAGGACTTGCGTCCCCCTCAGGGCTACTACCGACCACCTGGCAGGATTACCAGGGATTCTCGCCGCTTTCAATTGCGGCAGCGACGGGTGTGCTGTTAAGCACTCCCGACGCCAGAACATGTAAGTTCTTGGCTTCTTGGTCGGTCCAGGTGAGGGGCACAATGCACTCACCCTTGAATAGCCCGTAATCAGCTACCTTGGGCACAGCCACACCGTTTATGGTCTCAACGACCACCCGCGGCACCTTCATGGTGACGGGCACGGTACGGACCTTCTGGCTGGTGGTCAGGCCAAACTCCACGGTCTCGCGACCGATGGCATAGGTCTGATCGAAGTTCGCATAGAGATTCCGACCGTTCCTACGGTCGACTCCTAGGGGCGAAAAGGTGTGAGCAACCGGGGTAGATTCCCCATCATTTACAACAAAGGGCACATTATCGGCCACAGTTAATCTCCAACAGATGGGCAGGAAAATACCTGCATAAAGATGAAAAGGCTGGCTCCGCTTAACGCAAGCCGACCCGCCTACCAACACCTGGCAACAGCGACAAAGCGTCCGCCATATGCGTGAGGTGTAAGAGGCCCTCGCCAGTAGTGATCGAACTAGTGGGTGTACCGAGAACGGCACGATTGAATTTCGTGCCGGAGGCATCCACATAGGCCGATCCTGACGCTACCCTTGTCCCATACGACTTCCCATGGAGCTGGAGTTTGTAAGTCCAGCTTGTGAAAGTCGTCATGGACCCCCCGCGATAGCGATAACCCTGTAAGGCATTAACGCCATCAATAAAGCTTCCAACGTTCACGAACCAGTCCACCACGAAAGACCACGGAAGGATCTCCCATAAAGTGGCAGCTGGATTTGTGACACCGCAGGACGCGAGGGATCGATACGGCACATTATCCAATAGTGCGTCGTACCGGATCTTCACACGTGTCTGTCTCCTATACACCTCGCTCCCCGTTAAGGGTACTGTGATACCTGATTCGGTACCGGCGGAGTTCCAGTCTATATCTCGACTGGTTTGGCAGACTTTCACAGTGGAAGCTCGGGTTGTAACCCGATAGCGAGCGTAAGACCCCTTATCGGCGGCCTCGATCGCTTCTACAGCCCCGTAGATGTCTTGCATCACGGGGTTTAACCCATAGCGGTAACCGAGCCATTTATCAGGTATCTCACGGTAATTTCCGTGAGCCTTCAAACGGTTCCACACCGCCCTAAACCTCCCATGCCGTAGGTCTCTTCCGCTTCGCACAAATTCCTTTGCGAAGCTTGTGACCATATTGGCTGTTTCCTTCCGCTCCGCGAATGCCACCGAAAGGTCGACACTCTTAGCGCTGAACTTCGTCAATGCACGTTGCTTCGCTTGCGCGACAGCGTTGTCATCAACGCAGTGAGAAGGGTTGGTGAGCGGGACCTGGCTAGGCCATGACGCCGGAAACCGGTATATCCGGGTAGGCGTTTCGACATGGAATTCACCAGGGACTCGCTCGATCTCGGACTGATACCCAAAATAGGGTGTCGGGGGCCGCCAACCATCAGCGGCCTTCACCGTATGGTGAGACGCATCCCGCCCAGACATTAGCGAGGAACCTCTTGTCAGGAGGAACCCTGCTTCAGTCACCTTCCCTGTAGCCTTGACGGTAGTCTGCTTGACAGCAGGCCACCTAGAGACTGAGAGTTGGTTGTGGGTTTCGGGATGGCTCACTTCTTATAATGTCCTCGATCAGGGAGTGAAGGTGGCGACGGGTCGTCGCCAGATAGTAACTTCGCTTTCTGCAACCCCGAAGGCATTGCATAGCACGAAGTCGCGAGGGTTCCAAACCCCCGCGTACTTGGAGAGAGCGCGTATACAATTACATCAATACGCGCCACCCCGTGGTTACTAACCACAGAAGAGAGCCCAAAGGGCT